GTCGTCGATCCATTTGGCCATGATGAGGGCGGGCAGAATCACAATTACCGCGTGACGGCGGTCGGTTCGGGAGAGCATTCCGGGATGTCGCGTACGTATATCATCTCTGAGGAGTGCGAGGACAGCGCGGCCATGGAGGGTATGCGCCGCTTCACCGAGGAGTTCGGCGGATGAGCATGATGGTATTTGGTGAAAACGGCATGTCCCTGACGGTCGGCGTTCGGCGGTGCGAGGAGCGTGATGATGCGATCATGCCGTTCTTCGCGGTGGCACCTGAAATTAAAATCCGAAACGCCCTCGGTGATGCAGCGTACGATCAGGAGATCACTTCGCAAGAAGGCGTTGCGAACGTCACAAATGCTTTCATCGAGCACGGCTTCCTCATGTACTTCGACAACATCTACGCGGCTAATCGCTTCCTTTCGATGATGATGCAGGCGTTCCAGAGCGCGATGGACGAAACGGATTGGCAAACCCGCGAGCCGGAGAAGGTGGTGATCCAATGATCTACCGAGGCAAGGAGGGATGCCGGTGGAGGCAAAGAATGGATAAGGACTACGCATCCCTGCGCCGCGTACTTGATTTGGCCTACGAGCAAGCCTCTAATGGCAAGGGCGCGGAGCGGCACGGGGACGGAAAGTCGTTTGACGCCCAGCCCATGCTGGAGATTGGCCGCATGGTCGGTGGCGCGTTCTGCCTCGGTCAGGCCATGAAGAAGGCGCAGGAATCCAGCCGGATGTCGCCGGAGGCCGCCAAGCGTGAATTGCTTGGCGCGATCAACTACCTAGCCGGTGCCTACCTCTTGCTGGAAGAACAAGCCCAAAGCTGATATAAAGGGCCAAACCCAAAGGGATTATGACATGCCTCTCGTACCTGACAATGACCCGAACATCCGCATACAAGACGGTGGAGAGAAATCCGCCATCAGCGTTCAAGACGTAACGATCGAAGATGATGATGAACCGGGCGACACGCCGGAGTACGATCAGGACGGTGCGATCCTGCGCATCGACCACGGCGACGGGTCTATCACCGTGTCCCTTGACGGTAAGCCTCTGGTTGAGGCCGAGGAAGAGGGCGAAGGTGGTTGGTTCGGGAACCTTGTCAGCAAGATCGACGACATGGAACTCGGGCGAATCGCTGACGACCTCCTCCGCGGCGTCGATGACGACCTCATGAGCCGCAAGGACTGGGTCGAAGATCGGGCGCAGGGCATGAAGCTCTTGGGCCTCAAGATCGAGATGCCGGGCATCCAAGGCTCCAACGATGGCGCGCCCGTTGAGGGCATGTCAAAGGTTCGCCATCCGCTGCTGCAAGAAGCGGTGCTGCGCTTCCAAGCGAACGCGCGCTCCGAGATGCTACCAACCGACGGTCCGGTCAAAATTCGGGACGACGCCAACGGCACAACCCAACAGCGCGATGAAATGACTGACGCGCTGGAGCAAGACTTCAACCATTACCTGACCGCCACGGCGACGGAATACTACCCAGACACCGACCGCATGTTCCTCATGCTGGGCTTTGGTGGCACCGCGTTCAAAAAGGTCTACTTCTGCCCCCTGCGCAATCGGCCGGTTTCGGAGAGCGTCGATGCGGATGACCTAATCGTCAACAACGCCGCGACCGATCTGTCGAACGCTCGCCGAATCACGCACCGCGTCTACATGAAGCCATCGACCGTGCGCCGCCTGCAAATCCTAGGCGTGTACCGCGACATCGAACTGGCAACGCCGAACATCATCAGCCTTGACAGCGTTCAGGAAGCCAAGGCCTCGCAGCAGGGCATCTCGACCCAGTCGATGAACCCGGATGACCGCGACCGCGAAATCTACGAGGTCTACTGCGAACTGGACATCGCCGGGTTCGAGCACAAGTTCAAGAGCAAGCCATCCGGACTTGAAATCCCTTACCGCGTCACGATCGACGTTTCGTCGCGCGAGGTTCTTTCGATCGTACGAAACTACAACGAGGATACAAAAGACCTTCCGGAAGCTCGCAAGACTTTCGTCAAGTACACGTTCGTCCCCGGTTTCGGCTTTTACGACATTGGCCTCCTGCACATCCTTGGAAACACCACAAATGCCGTCACGGCCGCGTGGCGCGAGCTTCTAGATGCTGGCATGTATGCCAACTTCCCGGGCTTTCTGGTCTCGGACACCGGATCGCGCCAGAACACCAACATCTTCCGCATTCCGCCCGGCGGTGCCGCGCAGGTGAAGACTGGCGGCGCACCGATCAATCAGGCCGTGATGCCGCTGCCGTACAAGGAGCCTTCGCAGGCCCTGATGGCGCTCACCGAAAACATCGCGATGACCGGCATGAGGGTTGGGGGCACCTCGGAGCTTCAGGTCGGCGAAGGTCGCCCGGATGCACCGGTCGGGACCACGCTCGCCATGATCGAGCAGGCCACCAAGGTTCTGAACAGCGTCCACAAGCGCATGCACAGTGCGCAAGCTGAAGAGTTTTCGCTGCTGCGCGACATCTTCAAGGAGCACCCGGAAAGCTTCTGGGAGCGCAACCGCAAGCCCACCATTCAGTGGAACCCGGACATCCTCATGCAGGCCCTTGACGATGTCGAACTGGTGCCGCAAGCCGACCCGAATACCTCAAGCCACGCCCAGCGCGTGATGAAGATCATGGCACTGAAGCAGCTTCAGGGTGCCAGCCCAGCCCTTTACGATCCGATCGCAGTGGACAAAGCTGCCCTGCGCGCGATCGGCTGGTCGAACCCGGAACAGTTCCTCAAGCCGGAGCAAGAGCGCAACCAGATGCCGCCCGAGATCATGAAGGGCATTGAAGACCTGAAGATCGCCCACCAAAAGGCCGACGCCGATACGATGCGGGCACAGGCGGCAATGATCTCCGCGCAGCGCCCCAACGCCCCGCAAGCAGCGCCAAACGCTCCGGCCGGTCCCCACCCACTTGAGCTTCAGGCGAAGCTTCTTGGGGAGCAAAACAAGGCCCGCCAGATGGAGCTTTCCGCCCGTCGAGATCAAGTGAACGATGAAAACCGCGATCTCGATCGGGAAAAAGACCTCCGCGTCCAGCAGATGCGCATGGATCAGGATCAAATGAATGACCAGATCAGGATGCAGCACGACTTGGACATGCAGACACGCAACCACCAAACTGATATTATGAAGCTGGCAATGCAGGTTCACGCCCAGAAACGAAATGGGAGCAAGTAATGGACGAAAAGGCAATTAAAGCCGCCAAGCTTACGGCCGGTGCGATTCTCGATAAGCGCCGCGCCAAAGAGGCTGTTAGCCGGGCAGGTGGCCAGATTGCCCCGTCCAAGTACCTCCCAGAAGTCCCCCGGCAGGCACACGCCTCCGGGGGATACGTCCCTATGGCAAACCTGCCCGTAGGCAAACTGGTTGTCCCGAAAGGCGCACCCCCACCAGTTTCAGGTGGTGCTGTCGATGCTATCAACTCGCTTGCTGCAATCGGAAAATCCGCAACGGAGATTGATAAGTGGTGGCAGGATCGGAAAAATCCCTCTGGCGAAAATGGTGAGACCGGAGAGGTATCGACGCCTTTTGATGGCCGACCCGACGGCGACATGAGTGAAGCCGCGCGCAACGCATTTACCGCTTTGCAATCCGCATACACCGGAGAGCGAGACTTCCCGTCGATCGTCAGCGGATACCGCACCCCCGAGCAAAACAAAGAGGCTGAGGGGGCAAAAGACAGCCAGCATTTGAGCGGCAACGCTTACGACTTCAATACAACTGGATGGACACCGGAAGAGAAGCTTGCCTTTGCGCAGCAGGGTTGGGATGCCGGATTCCGGGGCATGGGGTTCTACAACAACAATCTGCACTTCGACGTTGGGAATCCGCGCGCATGGGGGCACAGCCGTCATTGGGAGAGCATTCCGGAATGGGCGCGCGCGTTTGCGACAGAAAAATATGGCAGAGGGTTTGCCGACGGCGGGGAAGTCACCGATCTCGGTCAGGCGCGCGAGCAGAAGCAGTTGCAGGGCTTCCACCAGAACTTGATGGGCGACATTGGCGATGCCGTTTCTGAGCGCATGGAAGCG